GTGTAAGAGGCCTTAAAAAAAGGGTTCTTACTAGCTTTGATGCAGGCAAGATAATCCCATTATCTTATGAGTGGTTACATAGAGAGGACGCAGTACAGTCTGGACGTGTACGTATAAACGTACAATCTGAAATGTTTGCGGACGGAATGCCAATGAACGGCATTGCAGTAAATGTATATGCACACGCAGTATCACAAGCATGCTATGAACGTTTTGGCGGAAGCATTGATGAGGTAAACAAATCATATGCAAAAGAAAATGGAGCGGGTGGTTCTGTAGTACCATTTTTTGAATATAATAAAATATATAGACAAGGTCTTTATGCTTCAAATATAGCAGATGCATCAGATATTGATGTTACTGATTATTTTGGTCAAATAACAGATACACCAACATTTTATCAAACAATGGGAATACATTCAGAAGCAACAAATTTTAATACAACAGTAGTTGAAGCATATAATGCAATTGTTAATCATAGACGCAAAGCACGATCCAAATCGTTACCACTTAGAAACGCATTTGATCATTCATTAGCTGAAGCGTTTTGGTTAAACACTGGATATAATGACATCGTAGCTGATTTTGACGCTAAGTTATTGGACGGCGAAGTATCTTTGCAAGGATTAACATTCCAAGCACCAATTAAAGCTCCAAATGCTTTATATGGTACTGGAACATCATCAGAAGGTGGAACAGCAACTGGACATGCACCACATCAAGATGCTGCATTAATTGACGAAGGCGATATGTATTTATTTGAAGATATATATGCTGAGTTATCAACAGGCGGTAATGCTACAATGTCATTGGCTGATTTAGATCAGGCACGCAAAACAGTATCATATGCAAAATTAAGAAGTAAGTATGATTGGATTGATGATCAGTATGTAATTGACTTACTTATGCAAGGAATTACAATTCCATCATTATTGCAAACACAACCAATATTAATTGGTAAAAAATCAACTATGTTGAATTTTAACGAACGTTTTGCAACAGATGGCGCAAATTTAGATACTAAAGTTGCGAACGGTTCAGCTACAATTGATATGAATATATCAACACCACGTATGCCTTACGGTGCTGTAATTATGTATACAATGGAAGTTGTACCAGAACAGTTATGGGAACGGTCAAAAGATCCGTTTTTATATACAACTGATACAGATACATTGCCAAACAGCTTACGTGATACATTGGATCCTCAGAAGGTGCAAATAGCCAAGGCAAATACACTCGATGTAAATCACAATACACCTAATGCAACATTTGGTTATCAACCATTAAATAATCAATGGAAAATGGATTGCGTTCGTGTAGGTGGTAAATTTTACCGCCCTGCAAACGACGCATTCACTGAGGATAGGCAGAAGATTTGGGGTTGTGAAACTCTTAATCCGACTCTCTCGGAAAGCCACTATTTGGTAAAAGATCTTCATAAAAAGATCTTTGCAGATCAAGTGGCGGATAGTTTCACATGTACAGTAATGTCGGATTTAAAAGTATCCGGTAATACAGTCTTCGGAACATCGTTGCTCGAAGCTGACGCATCAAGTGATTATGACACAATAACTTCGCAAGTGGATTCCTCCCGTATCGCGTAGTTATGTATAGCGGGGTAGCCCTCCCCTACCCCGCTTATTTTTATTAAAAAGGAAAAAATAATGAATAGAATAAAACACGGACAAATTAATAAATGGTTTCCTGCACAAGCAGGAGAAATATTAGAATTTGTCGCAAGTAAACCACGTCATGTTAAATTTGAAGTGACAACAAACTCAAATATTGAAGTTTGGGTTTCGACTACAAAAAAAATGCAGGATGCAATTTTAATCGGAACAAGTAACGGAAAAACAGAAATACAATATACGGCAAATGAAACAACATATTGCCAAATAAAAGCTGAAAAAGGTTCATCAGTATTTGTAAATCTACCTGATTTAGATCAAACACGCGTGCAACCTGAGGAAGCTGTATATACTAATATTGAACCTCGAATTAATCAAAGTACTGAATTTGATCGTATGATGCAATATATGAAGCATAACGAGGCAATACGTAATCAAGAACTTGAAGCAGAACGTGCACAGCTACGTGAGGCAATACGCAATTTAGAAACAGCACCAACGCCAGAACCAACAGTAGAGGCAGCAGAAGATGCAGGAGAAACCACCACATAAATTCTTTAGGTGGGTTTGGTTTTTAGATCGCATCCAGTTCTGGCATAAAGACGAGCTAGTCCATCGGCGTTACGCTGATGCGGCTAGGTCGTTGGCAGTACCAAAAGACCATTCAATATGGAAAAAAGTGCGCACAGAAGAAGCAGACTATAAAGGAGCACATTCCGATATAGTTGAATTCTTTAAAGCATTTCAAAAAGCTTGTCATAAGAGGAATATACCTCTTCGAGCTTTTGAATTTGTACGTACTGCAGAACGCCAACAAGAATTATTTGAAAAAGGCTTTACTAAAGCTCAAGCCGGCTTTGGTGCACACCAATACGGAATGGCCGTCGATTGTATCGTCGCCCATAAAGCTTGGAGCCTGTCAAAAAAAGAATGGGCATGTCTTATTGCAATCGGAAAAGAGGTTGCAAGACGTAGGAATATAAAAATCGACAGTGGATACGACTGGGATTTTTGGGATCCTGCCCATTGGGAACTGGAAGGTTGGAAAGAAATGATTGCTCCAAAGCAACCAGACAAACCTTACAAAAAAAACAAATTTTACGATATTAAAACAGGAAAATTACATGAAATTGAATAATTTCACTAGGAACGCACGTCACGGAAACTCCATATATTGGAGTGACGTGCGTTCCGCAATTACACTCCTCTTGTTAGGTAATGCCTCTGATGACACCTTTTTGACTTTAGGCAAAAAGTGCATCGAGGTAAAAAAGCTATAAAGTTCTAGATATGTGTTTAACTCCCTTAACATTAGACAACGGATCACAAGTTGCTTGTAAGGATTGTTGGCAGTGTAAAAGACGGAAAGTTCAAGACTATGTAGGACGCGCAATAGCTGAGAGCAAATCGTCCACCAAGACATTTGCTGTAACATTAACCTACGGTGACGACAGTTTAAAAGAGCATGAAAAGGCTCATGCTGTCGTATTATGTTACAAAGACGTTCAAGATTTTTTGAAAAGATTGAGAAAAAACTATAACGTAAGATACATCGTGACTGGCGAATATGGAACAGCCAAGTCAAGAAGCCACTGGCACATAATTCTCTTTTTTCAAGGAGATTATCCACACGTGCCAATGGAAAGGAGAACAAATTGGACATATTGGAAAAAAGGTTTTTCCTATTTTCAACAAGGTATCGACGTAAAAGGATTTGAGTATTGTCTCAAATACGTCCTAAAGGATACAAACTCAGAAACAAGCGAAAGTCATTTCGCTATGAGTACAAGACCACCTTTAGGGCACGAATTTTTTCAAAAACTCGCAGCACAACACGCAATTCAAGGATTAGCGCCACAAAGTTATTTTTATAAGTTTGGAGATGTAAGAGATTACAAAAATCGGGATAAAGGTTTTATGATGAATGGGAAAACAAGAGAAAATTTTATGAGTAAATTTATTGATGAATGGTACGCAAGATACCAACACCCACCCATTTCAGACATAGTAGACGAATTTATCGATAAAAATACAGACCTGTATTACACGGATGAAGAATTAGAAAAACGTCTACATTATAAACCTGTAAGATATATCGAGCCATGGGAACAACCAGAAGGGCGAGGTTTATTGGATAAAACTCAACTTGTTGAGGCAACATATGACGGCATACCAATTTATTATTGGGAACACGAAGATGACAATCAACTTAAAATATATACGGAAACACAAGAATGGGTAGAAAAACGAGACGAAGTCGTAAAAACAATAAAAGATGGTTCGGTAATAATAAAAAAACAAAAACTAACAGAGTTCTGGAACGGATCCTAGGTCGTAGACGGACTGGCGGATCGAGGCCACGGATATCTTTGATATCCCCTAAACCCCCCACTTTGGGGGGTTTGGGGGGATTTCTTAAATCCCCCCATCAAAACAAAAATGCGCGCTCGCGCGCTCAATTTCGCCGCACAACACGTGACCACGTCTCAGAAGCCCTATCAAAAACAAATAGGTCGGATAAAAAGCCGCGCTTCGGTTGTAAGGATAAACCACGTCAAAGAGACCGCCTCGCGGGTTCTGGTGGTGGAAATAACGAAATAAACAAACAATTACCGAAAAAATACATTCCTTGGTGTTAAAAAGATACAAAAAAACAAAAAAAAGACTTTACAAATCAAATTTTATAAGTCTACAAATACATATGGGGTGACACAAGAGTCTCAAATTGATCATAATATATATTATCGGCCATTTGGACACTTCACCCTTCTAAATAAGAAGGAGTAAAAAGTGCAATTACTACTAATACAACAAATCCTAAAACCAGTAATCACAAGATGTGGTACAATTCTTGGTTCGTCGCTTGCCGGCGCCGGAATAGCCGTCGGTGATACGGAAAGTATCGTTTTGGGATTTACTGCACTCGCAGGAGTCGCGATCGATCTTATAACCAGGAGATGGATTAAATGAAGCTTAAAGACATTATAATAGCAACAGTTGCCGGAATAATAATGGGTGTAGCCCTATTTTCCGATGTCTTAATGAATACGGGAGTAATATAAATGGGAAATAATGATTTTGATTGGGGCGACGCAATATCATTTGGCGTTGGATACGCAACAGGAAACCCAATGGCGGCAAAAGCCGCAGGATGGGCATTTGATGCGTATGATAACAACAAAAAGAAAAATAAAAATACAGGCCACCCATCAGGTGGAACTGCCCCAGATAAAGGCGGTTACAATTTTGGCGATTTAGCCAATATAACAATGCAAGCCGCCGCGGCTAGAAAATCTAGCAAAAAGCAAGCACAAGCAATGCAAAACGCAGGCAAACTTGATCTAGGATACCTACGTCAAGAAGCTGAAAACAATGGATTTAATCCATTAACAGTTTTGCAATCAACAGGCGGAGCCGGAAGCACAAAATCAGCAAATGCAGGCTTGCTAGCCTCGTCACAATTTTGGGCAACATATGCTGATGGTTTAGGCGAACTAAACAACAGGCAATATGAGCAAGGATTATTAGACGCAAACAAAAAACCTGAAAAAACAGAACGAGAAAAGTTTATTGATCGACACGGTATACCTTTATTAGTACCCGCAACAACTGGCGGTATGGAAGGTAAACAATCTGTATTATATATGACAATAAATCCAGAATTAATGGAAACTCGTATGAGTGAATTAATGGGGTCAATGTTTGTACAAGGTTTACAATACACATATCAAAATGGCGTTCCATTTGATAAATTTGTTGACGTATTAAGTGGTTTACCGCCTGCATTTACTAAATCATTACAAAATTTAAAAGATACTTTTCCAAATTTAGAAAAGGGTGAAATACCTACAAAAGATGAATTAGTTGCGGCTGTAGAACAAGAATTAGGTAAAGCTGCTGAACGTAAATACAAAGAATGGACAAATGGTTTAGGCGAATATTTAGACAGCAAATTGCCTAAAAAAAATAAAAACGGCAAAATAATTACAACACCAATAGATCAACAGCAAAAAATTGCAAATGAACTGGGATTGTAATGTGTAAAAAGTGCAAAAAAATACGAAAAATTATTAAGCAAATCATTTTAAGGAGAAACAAAAAATGAGAATGACAGAATTATTAACAACTACGCCAATAGCACAAAGGCGAAGTGTAAGAGGCCTTAAAAAAAGGGTTCTTACTAGCTTTGATGCAGGCAAGATAATCCCATTATCTTATGAGTGGTTACATAGAGAGGACGCAGTACAGTCTGGACGTGTACGTATAAACGTACAATCAGAAATGTTTGCGGACGGAATGCCAATGAACGGCATTGCAGTAAATGTATATGCACACGCAGTATCACAAGCATGCTATGAACGTTTTGGCGGAAGCA